TAAGAGACAGCGCCAACCAGGAAGCGCGCGCGGCGGTCATCGGCGGTAAGCAGCCGTTCACGTCAGCATTGTTTGAGCGCCTGCGCCAGATCGACAGTCGAATCAAGGGTGAGCGTAACCGGGCATTCAGCTCGATCATGGAAACCATTGAGGCGGCAGCGCCCAAGTTCCTGGGCATGATCACCAACAAGGCCGCCGAGCGCGACTTTGTGCATGAGGTGTTCGGGCGCGATACCGGCAACCAGGTGGCCGCGAAAGGCGCGAAAGTCTGGCGCGAGCAGATGGATGCAGTTCGCGAGCGCATGAACGCCGCCGGCGCAATGATCGGCCGCCTGGATTACGGCTGGCTCCCACAGCCGCACAGCCTGGTGAAGGTGCGGGCAGCAACTGCCGATGCCTGGGCCGGGTTTGTGCTGAATCGCCTGGACCGGAAGCGCTACCTGAACGAAGACGGTACGCAGATGAATGACGCCCAGGTCACCGAGTTTCTGCTGGCGGCGCATGAAACCCTGAAAACAGATGGGCTGAACAAGCTGACGCCAGGCGCTTCTGGCGGGACCAGTCGGTCGGCCAAGCATGACGATGCCCACCGGCAAATCCACTTCAAGGACGGCGATGCCTACCTGGAGTACATGCGCGACTTTGGCCCCACGTCTGTGTTTGAGGCGATGCAGGGATCCGTCCATGCACAGATCAAAGACACCGTGATGATCGAGCAGCTTGGGCCGAACTCAGCGCAGACGTATCGCCTGCTGCATGACACAGCCAAGATGAAGGACGGAATCGGCGACGGTTTCTTCTCCGGCACCGAGTTTGGCGCGACTCCTGACATGGTGTGGAACGTGCTGAACGGCAGCCTGGGCGTGCCGGTCAATGCCCGCTTTGCTGAGTTCAACCAGGGTATCCGCAACTTCATGGTCGCGGCCAAACTTCAGTCGACGCTGATTGCCTCGGTCGTCGGCGACATCCAGTCCCTGGCCATCACCAGCGCATACCACGGCCTGCCTATTGGCCGGACGCTGGTGAGCGCCATCAAGAGCGTTTCCAAGGACTACCGCGCCGAAGCCAATCGCATGGCCATTGGCCTGGACAGCATCACCAACGACATGGTGACGTTCCACACCGATAACCTTTCTGCGGGCTGGACCTCGAAACTTGCCAACGCGACCATGAAAGTGACGCTACTGGAACAGTGGACCACCGCCATGCGGCGCGGCTTCTCGGTTGAAATCATGTCCCGGATGGCCGCCGACACGCGCGGCGCCTGGGGGGCTGACCCGAAGCTGCAAAAGCGGCTGGAGGTATACGGCATCAGCAAGGATGACTGGGACGTGTGGCAGGCTGCAACGCCGGAGGACTGGCGCGGGCAGGCCATGTTGACGCCAGAGTCCATTGCCTCTCTGCAAGGGTTCAGCGCCAAGCAGAAGAACGATGCGGTGGGCAAGCTGCTGGGTTACATCCAGAACGAATCCGAGTTCACCTCGATCCTGCCTGGCCTGATGACCCGGGCAACAATGCGCCAGGGCACCCAGTCGGGCAGCCTGGGCGGCGAGTCCCTGCGCCACCTGACGCTGTTCAAGTCCTTCGGCGTGGCGATGTTCGAACGCCACTGGAAACGCGCCTCACAGATCGAGTCTACCGCCGGCAAGCTTGCGTATTCCGCATCCCTGTTCACCGGCCTGCTGATGGCCGGGGCGATGACCAACCAGCTCTTGGACATCATGAACGGGCGCGATCCTCGCAAGATGAACGACGGCAAGTTTTGGGTTCAGGCAATGCTGCGCGGCGGTGGCGTGGGCATCTTCGGCGACATCTTGAACACCGGCCTGGGCGGAGACAACCGTGGTGGCCAGTCGAACCTGACGGGCCTGCTAGGCCCGGTATATGGCACCGCCGCAGACGTAGGCCTTACCGCTGGCAGCGTGTTCAAGGAGAAGACCGAGCCCGCAGATGTGGGAGCGAACCTGCTCCGCATCGGCTACCAGAACACTCCGTTCATTCGCAACTGGTACACCAAAGCAGCCTTTGAGCATGCGGTTTTCCACGACATGCAGGAACTGTTGTCGCCTGGATACCTGCGCCGCATGAAGCGCCGCGCACAAAAAGACTTTGGCCAATCGTTTTGGTGGGAACCGGGCGATTCGACACCAGATCGCGCGCCGAACCTGGGCGCCGCAGTAGGAGATAAGTGATGCGCGACGATCAAATCACGCGGTTGCAAGCCCTGAGTGAAAGCCTCGGCGAGGTTGTCATCCATGAGGTTGACCCGGCGAACTGGCCCGGTGCCGAGAAAGACCCAGCAGACCTAACCCAGCAGGAGCGGGGTGATAGGTACTGGAGCAAGAAAAACGCAGCCGCCACCATGACGCTGCTGCTCAAGGTCGTGAACATCAGCGGCGTCCTGAACAAGCAAAAGCCGGGTGAGGATGATGGCGCCGCCAAGGAACTGGATGGCGAATTAGCTGCCGCCGAACGTGAGGCCCAGGCCATCATCGACCGGATGCAGCGAGCCGGGAATGTCCACTGAACCAGAGAAGAAAGTCAGCCTACTGATTTTCTTCATGCTGTGGGCGCGGCGCATGCGATGGGATGTGCCGTACATCCATGTGCAGGCGCTTATGTGGCTGGAGACCAAAGGGTCTCTGGCCGTTTTGCGTTGCTTCCGTGGCTTCGGCAAGTCGACGTTGTTGGCGATCTACAACGCCTGGCGCTACTACAAGAACCCGACCGACCGGATATTGCACCAATCAGAATCCGACCCGACCGCGTACAAGACCAGCCGCGATACGCAGAACGTCATACGCAACCATCCATTAACCCGCCACCTGCTACCACCCAACCAGGGCACGGTAGAGCAATGGTGGGTAGAGGGCGCCACGGACTTTCGAAACGCCAGCATGTTCGCCAAGGGGATTTTGTCCAACGTTACCTCGGCCCGTGCAGACGAGTGCCAGAACGATGATGTCGAGGTGCCGCGCAATATCCAGACGCCCGAGGCCCGAGAGAAGCTGCGCTACCGCCTGGGCGAGCAGACACACATTCTGGTTCCTGGCGGCAGCAAGCTTTACATCGGCACGCCGCACACCCACGACAGCCTCTATGACGAACTCGAAAGCATGGGTGCCGACTGCCTGACCATCCGCATGTTCGCCCAGGAGCATCGGATTGAGGACGCTAAACAGTGCGCGTACGACGTTCCGTTTGTGCCGGACGTTGTGTTCTCGGGCATTGGTAAGCATGCGCGCGTGCTGTTGGCTGGGCGGGATTACCAACTGACCAAGACCGGTATCGCCTTCTTCACCCCGCCCGGAACGCTCGTCGACTGCTACGCCGGCAGCGCCTGGCCTGAGCGTTTCGACATGGCGACCCTGGAGACGCGGCGCCGCGAGACCCGGACCATCAACGAATGGGACTCCCAGTATCAGCTGCATTCGAAGCCCGTCACGGAGGTTCGCTTGGACCCGGCCCGCATCATCCCGTACGACGCGCAGCCGGTTATGCGCTATGCCAACGATTCCGCCGCCATGTTCCTGGGCTCGACGCAGATCGTCGGTGCCGTGGCTTATTGGGACTGTTCCCTGGGCAAGATCAAGTCCGATGCCTCGGCCTTCTCGCTGATCCTCACCGATGCGCGCGGCCAGCTCTATTGGCATTTGGCCGTGGGCCTGACCGGGGAGATCGCGGAGTTCGACGGCAAGGACCGGATCATTGGCGGCCAGGTGCACCAGATCCGCGAACTGGTGATCAAGCATCAGATCCCGCGCGTGATCATCGAGACCAACGGCCCAGGCGGGTTTGCTCCCACCATCCTCAAGCAGGCGCTCAAGGGCACCGGCTGCGGGGTAGGGGAGGAACACTCCACCACCAACAAGCAGAAACGCATCCTAGACGCCTTCGAATCGCCGCTATCAGCACGGTTCCTATGGGCGCACGTCGAAGTGTTGAAGGTGATCTGGGACCAGATGCGCGACTTCAATCCAGCGCTCACCAACCAGGAAGACGACTACATCGATTCCGGGGCCGGCGGCATCGCTCAAACCCCCGTACGCATTGGCCGAATAGTCGGGAAACCGACAGAGACCCGTCGTGACAATTGGCGTCCAGATGCGGGCGTTCATGAGGTTCAAGTGGACTATTAAGCCCGCCACCACCCAGGGGGCAGACCATGGCAGTTCCAGCAGGACCAACCGAAAAACGTTACACCGGCAACGGGGTAACCAAGATTTTCTCCATACCCTTCTTGCTCATAGCTGCAACTGACCTGGATGTAATCATTGATGGCGTTGAGGTTGTTTCCGGATACGCGATAACGGGCGCAGGCAATCCGAGCAGCACTATCACATTCGTCACGGCGCCTGCGGACCAAAGCTCAATCCTGCTTACGCTCAACGTACCGTTTGAACGACTGAACGACTACCAAGAGAACGGCGATTTTCTTGCTAGTACTGTAAACCGAGACTTCGACAAGATATGGCAAGCACTTAAGCAGCTCGTTCGGTACAGCACCAGGGCGCTTACGCTCGGTGCTTTTGACGTCGATGGTGCCGGACTGTACAGGGCCAAAGGTAATGGTATCGCCAACCTCGGATCTGCCAATGGCGTTGACACGGCGGCAGCGAACTGGAAGGACGTTAAGGACCAGATAGCGTTGGTTCTGGCGACGGGCCAGGGTCCAATCAATAATGCGGCGAATATGGCTTACATCACTCCATCTAGCAACGTGCGCACCGTTCAAGGCATGTCCGGGGCTGACGGCTCGTATTTTATTGGGCATGGGGATACGACAGTTGGTGCTGAGATTGTTGCCATTGATGCTCAACTACAAGCACAGGCTGGGCAGATATCCAAAACGGGGATCTATCCGGGGCAGCACTTTGCGGCAATTAATGGCGGCCAGTTAAACAAACTGCGCCTGGCTTTGACTGATCCGTTCATGCAATACCTTGGAATCTGCATCATCGGTGACAGCATCACTTGGGGGATGACGGCATCCGGCATCGCGCCGATTGAGCCGCGAGGCGGCTCTCTGACAGATTCCAGGAACAACGGTTCGTCGGCGACCTGGGTGAATCTTTTGCACAAGTGGTTGGGCGCCGAATATTACGATTCGACAACGGTTGAAGAAGGAATTTGGCCTGGCACGCCAAACGGCGTGGCACAGTTCACCTACACCAAAGCTGTGGATATGTTTCCAGGGTTTGCACCGTTTGTTAAGGTCGGCTCGTTCTCCCAGCTTGTTGATGCGGCATCAACCCTGGGGGTTTTTTGGTTTGTGAACATGAGTTCGTCGGGTAGCGGCCCCCACTCGTTCACTTGGACCATGACAGGAAAAAGCTTTGATCTGCGTTTTGCCGCAGTGCCCAATGGGGCGGATTACAAGGTATATGTCGATGGTGTTCTGCAAGGGCAATACAAAACCAGTTCCACCGATCTGGGAATTCCTGTCAGCTATCGCAATAGCAGAACTCACGACTTCACATTTAAAAAGGGCGCGGTGATACGCGTAGAGGCGGTAGGCGGTAACGTTGCTCGCGATGTACTTCAAGTTGAATCGATCCGCCTCAACCGAAAAGTAAGAGTGACCAACCAAGGGATTATTGGTGTCGCGTCTGATCGTTATTTGAATGTGCTGCTGTCAAGCGCGCTACGCGCCGATGATTCGTTCTGCAAGATTCAGATTGGCACCAATGATCGCGGCATGCCCCCGGCTATTGGGGCTCCAACTTCCCCAGCGACACTCAGCAAGAACATGGGGTTGATACTTGACTACGTGATTGCGGCAGGGGTATCGCCCATCATGATGTGCGCCAATGAGGTAGTGGATAACAGTCTGCCTACCTATTACTACAGCATGGGCCAAGTTAGAACGGTGCTTTCGAGTTTGGCAATAAGCCGTGGTGTGGACTTTATTGATCAGTTTGCACTTACCAAAAGACTGCAGGCGGCAGGTGTTAATTATTTGGCTGACGGCCTTCACCCAAATGACCTTGGGCATTTCTTGATGTTCGAAAACATCAGGAACGCCATCGGCAACCCGGTGTTTGTGGCCGAAAAGAGCCTTGCCAATTACTACGAAACCACGGTTTCCTGGACAGCCGGCGCCGTACAGACCATCACGCACAACCTGGGTGCGATCCCTGTTCGCGTTGAGTTTGAAGTCGTAATGAAAACGGCGGGGGCGGGAATGGCTGTAGGTCAGTCGGCCATGACTTCAATGACGATTCAGGCTGCTGCGAGCTACAACGCAATGGCACGCAGCGGCACGACTACAACAGTGGAGGTTGTTGTTGCGCCCCAGGGCCTCGCGGTTCTGGTCGCCGGTGGCTCAAGCGTCTTGAGCCCTGCCCAGGCTGATTTGAAGGTGAAGGTTTTCACGTAGATGGGAGGGGCGGTCGGCAAGGACGCCAACTACCCGTTCACCTTTAATTTGAATTCTGCGCGCTGCACTTCGGTCACTCCATCACGCAGCGCGTCGAGATAATCCGCATACCACTGCATCATGTGGCGGCGCTGGGCCAGGTATTTGGCTTTGTTGTACACGCCGCTTATGCCGCCTTCCTTGTGGGCCAACTGCATTTCGATGTGATCTTTCTCCCATCCGTGTTCGCGCAGCAGCGTGCTTGCGGTGTGTCGGGTGCCGTGACCTACCAGCCTTCCTTTATAGCCAACCAGGGCGAACACCTTATTAATGGTGTTCTCGCTGATAACCGGGTTTGCGTGGCCGTTACCGGGGAACAGGTATCGACTGCGCCCGGTTAGTTCGTGCAGATCTCGCAGCGCGGTGACAGCCTGCTTTGGTAAAGGGATCATGATGTCCCGGTCCATCTTCATCTTGGCCGCCGACACGCTCCACACCGAAGCTTCCAGATCGAAGTCGGTCCACTCTGCCCACCTGGCCATGCCTGGGCGAGACGCGGTCCACAGCGTGAGCATCGCCGCCGCCCTGGCAATCAACCGGCTGGGCGAGCGCTGCATGGCCCGCATGAAGTCGGGCAACTCGTCTTCCAGCAGGTGCGGGTATTGTTTGGTGGCGGGTGCCTGGGCGGCGATCACCAGCAGCTCGGAGGCCGGGTTGTATTCCATCATGCCCTTGGCTATGGCCTGGCTGAAAATCTCCTTCAACCACCCGCGCGTTTTCTTGGCGACGTTGAACGCCTCGCGCGCCTCAATGCTGGCGAGCAGGTCGGCGCAGTGCCGGCGGGTGATAGCGCTGACCTGCAAATCGCCCAGCGCGGGGTAGATGTCCTTGTCCAAGTAGGTCGTGATCTTGTCGAGGGTTGACGCCGAACGCCCGTCGCGCTCCTTCTTTTCAAGCCAGGCAGTGGCCACGGCGCGGAAGGTGCTGGCGGTGGCGGCCTCCACGGCCTTCTTGACGGCCTGCTTGTGGTTGCCTGGGTCGATACCTTGCTCAAGCAGGGCGGATGCCTGTGAGGCTTTCTCCCTGGCGCGCTTGGCTGAATACTCCGGGTATCCGCCCAACCCCAGCCAGGTCCACTTCCCGTCAGCCACACGCTTGTAGCGGAACTCCCAGCGCTTGCGCCCATTGGGTGACACCACGAAGTAGATACGATCGATGCCGTACGTCTCGCGGTATTCCTTGGATTCAGGTTCAAGTGAGGACAGGACGGTGTCGGCCAGGGGGCGGCGCTTGATGTCTGATCGCTTCAATTCTTGTATGGCCGAGTTCGTAATTTTGGCGAACATACATCACGCCATACACACATACAAGGAACATACACGAACAAATACAAACAAGCAGAAACAAGAAAGCCGGCGCAGTGGCCGGCTTTGCTGTGTTTTGGGTCATGTCTGAGCAACATGAAACCAATGGTTGGTGCCCCGAGGGAGACCCAAACCATCCAATAAATACGGGAGTTTCAAGCGTGTTTCGATGGCGCCCATACAAACGACCATACAGGGCGGTGTGCACTATGCCGTTTTGAAGGGTAAATATTGCCCCGCGCGGGCGGCGGGGCGAAGGGATTGTACTTACGCAGCGTGCCGGCTGTCAGCCTTTGATTTGATCCAGGCCTCAACCTCGGCTTTCACAAAGTGCGCGTGAGCCTGGCGGTGTGGTCCGTCCTTGATCGGCTTGGGAAAGGTCGAGTCCTTTGTACGGACCCGATGCAG